ACAAAGCGTCCGTAGTCGTTCGCAGCTTGCTTGGCGCTGAGGTCGGTTTCGACGTTGCGCCGCTGCTGCTCATACCATCCGTAGTCCACAGCCATGTCTTCTCCTAGAAGCCTGTTCGTTCCCTGTTTGCCCTGATCTTGCGTGGAACGGCTTAGGTCAGCCGCAGGTACGACCAGGAGTAGCCCGACTCGATGCCTACAGCGGCCGACACGTTGATCGACCCACCCGAGTTCTGGTAGACGTGCACGCGGAGGATGTCGCTCGCCGACACGTTGATTTCGCCGCTCACGCTGATCTGCGAGTAGTCGCCCGAGTTGTCGCCAGCGGTGCGGGAATCTGCGCCGAACACGCTGAGCAGAGTGCCGCCGCTGGAGTAGCGCCGTAGCTCGACTGTGCGGTAACCGATGCTACTGCCCGTGTTGAACGTCACGTTGGCCGTCACCCGCATCACGCCGTTGGCGGGGGCAGTGATGTGACCGTTGCTCGTGTTGTGCATCGTCGACGGGTCGTACGTCTCCGAGTCGCCGATCAACACTGTCGTCGTGTCGTCCGCGATCGCCTGAGCAGTCGAGCGGATCGCGCGACCGCAGTAGGCCGACATCTTGATGTTCTCGATGCGGTCATAGGTTCCCGCTGCGACCTTCGCGTTCGTCACGTTCGAGTCCACGAGCTTCGCCGTCGTCACCGACGCATCAGCGAGCTTCGCGGTCGTCACGTTGGCGTCGAGAATCTTCACCGTCGTCACCGAATCCGACTGGAGGTGAGCCGCGTCCCACGTCTTGTCGTCCACGTACTTCTTGCGAGTCGCATGGTTGTCGGTCGTCGGCGACGCTGCGGGCAGCGTGACAGCGCCCGTGAACGACTTGCCGCCGTCGACCGTCACCACATCGGTGTTGACGAACGACTCGATCGTGGTGAAGTTCGACTGCACCTCAGTGGCATCGAGCGTCGTGCCGTTCGTGATCGTCTCGGGGAGAGTGAGAGTGGACATTGTTAGCGGAACCTCCGATTGCGGTACTTCATGACGAGGCCGTTCAGACCCCACTGCTTGCCGACCTGACCCCAGAACTTCAACTGCACAGCACGAGCAAGGCCGATGGAGCCGCCGCGCTCCAGACGGGCACCACGGACAGCCGTGCCACCCCAGACAGCAGGCGCACCCCAAGTGCCCGTACCCCAAGTTCCACCCGTGCTGCCAGTGTCGACGAGGACGTTGTGCGACGAGCGGGGACTCACCTCGTCGTAGTCGCGGAACACGTCGACGGTGATCGTGTAGGCCGCTGCGGCTTCCGACATGATGTAGTCGGGACGCCTCCACGACTTGCGCAACGCAGGCCAACCTGCGTGCTGCCAGGGCGTCACGTAGTACGAGTCGAAGCCGACACTCGTGGCGTCGATCGTGTCGAGAGCGTCGTCGAGATGATCGACCTGCACGACGTACGAATGCACGCGGTGAGCAGCGAGCAAGATCGCTCCGTCACCCTGAGAGCCGCCCGTGGCGTACGGCCCGAGGCCATCACCATCGGCGTCGCGGTACAACGTCCACGCACCGATCGACGGGTCGTAGACGAACACCGACCGAGCGTCGGTCGCCACAGCGTCCAGCTCGTACGGTGCCGAGAACCACAGCCGCCTGTTCAGGTAGCCGAGGTACACCTTGCTCAGTTGGCTGGCGTTCAGGTCGCCCGAGTCGATGATCGGGCGCAGTGACTCGCTGACCTCGATGATCCCGTCGCCAGGCTTGTAGGCGTGCACGCCGTTCGGGTGGCTGTAGAAGTAGACGGCCTGCTCTGCGACAGCGATGGCGTTGCGGTGGATCGCACCGACAGCCATCGTCAAGTTCACCACCGTGAACGACTCCGCATCGTTGCCGTAGATCGCCCACACGCTGTTCGTCTTGAAGACGACGACATGATCGGAGAAAGCGACGATGCCCGTGATCTTCGAGCCGCCCTGCTGGATATCGAGGTAGTCCAACTCCGCCCAGTTCTCAGGCGAGTTGGGGTGCGAGAACCTCACGCGGTTCGGGAAGTCGGTGCTGTTCTCGTTCGTCGAGGCAGCCACCATGTAGCCCTGGTACGTCGTCACGAGGTCACACTTCGGGAAGTGCCCGCCCACAGGCGTCGTGTAGTCGTCCTGCCACGCGGCAGTGGCGCTCGCCGTCAACTTCACGGCGTTGCCCGAGCCAGTCCACGACCGCGACTGCTTCGTCTTGCCGCACGCGATGTAGAGCTTGCTGCCCCAGTCGGCGAAGTCGGCACCATGTCCTGCCGCAGCGGGATCGACAGGCCCAGACCCGTCGCTCAACTGAGTGAAGGTGCCAGCCGAAGCCGTCATGATGACGGCATCGTGTACGAGCAGAACGTCACGCGAACCGTCAGGCTGATCCCAGACGTGGAGACGCTTCGGGTTCCACGTCCCGCCGATGGCGGACGAGTTGTAGCGCTCCCAACCACGGCGCGACCGAACCCCACCCCGAGGATCGACGTCGACGTTCAACATCGACGGCGACTCCTCGGGCTTCAACTGAAACGCGTCAGCACGGAGGTTCAAGCCACCCGTGAAGTTCGACAGGTTGAGCGGGCGAAGCTGATCGGCCACTACGGCACCAACCGAACGTCAACCCACGGCGCAGCAACGCCCTTGCTCATGATGAGCGGGCGACGCTGAGGCGCAGACATGATGGAGCCTTGTGCTCGACGAACCGCATCCGACCAGTAAGAGAGGTACTGGTTCGCCAGAATCTCATCCTCCTGCTGTGCGTACGCCATCGCGCACGCGTAGTAGAACAACGAGAAGTGCAGGCGGCTGTCGCAGTCAGGCTGGTCAGCCTCCGCAGTACCCCAAGCGGGGAGACGGTAGCCACGGACACGCACCGTGCGCACGGCGTTCGGTGCGGGCCACAGGTAGATGGCCCCACCCCACTCAGACCATTCGGCAGGCACACCGCCGCCCGAGCCGAAGCCGTAGTTCGACTCCGCCCAGTCGTGGTTGACGTAGGCGAGGGGGAAGGCGCTGCTTGTGGTGTCGAGAAGCGCTACGATCTGGGCGACGGCGTAACTGTCGGGGTCGTTCGACGCGAGGCTCGCCTTCGTGTACGACAGCGTGTCCACGGCGGTCGTCAAGTCCCACTGGTGCTCGAAGAACGGCCAACGTTCCTCGATCATCAGGGTGCGCTCGAAGCCGTCATCGAGCCAGGCGTCGATGGTGGCGTTCGGCAGTTCCTCGTCGTCCATGTCGAGCTGAGTGCGCACGAGGTTACGCAGTTCACCACGGGTCTTAGCTGACATCAGCCAAACCCCCACACAGCACGAGCGACTTCGAGATGGACTTCAGGTGGCCTGCGCAGAACGACGTGCCCTTGCACTTGAAGCCGTTGCAGCGGTTGTCGTTGCCCTGGCACAGCTTCGGGTTGCGCTTCGCAGGCTTCTTCGGCCCCTTGTACGGCTGGATCGCCTGACGGGCGACCGTGCCTTCGATGTACGCGACGTGGCGGGGGACCGCCTGGCCCGACTCAGCGAGGGCGTGGTTGTAGGGGACGGACCCAGCGGGAACCCAGTCAGACATTGCGGAGAACTCCTTGAGAGAAACGAAGAAGGGGGCCGAGGCCAGTAGCCCCAGCCCCCTTCATGGAATGCACCTTCAGGTGCCAGCCGCCTTAGGAGGCGGGCTGGTAGTTCACCATGCGGAAGTGACGGGCACGGTTGCGGACCGTCAGGTTGCCGTACGAGGTGATGAGCGCGTAGCGCGCATCGGTGATGGTGCTCGCACCGCTCGACGCGTGGCTCGACGCGGTGTTGTCGGTGAAGCCCGAGTTCTTGAACCAACGGTCCTTGTGACCCACCAGGGTGAGGTACTTGGAGTTGATGCCGAAGACTTCGCCCGTGGGGCAGTCGTCGTCGTAGAAGATGGGCTTGCCCTTGAACAGCAGGTTGTCGAAGCCAGCGTCGGCCGACTTGGCGTGCGAGCGCTGCACCGTGGGGAGCAGCAACGCCTCGTACGCCTCGAACAACGTCTGCGTGGTGAACAGGGCGTCGACACGATCGTTGCCCTTGCTGGCGCTGTTGTACGCACGGGACAGCTCGGTCAGCGTCAGGTCGACGGCGGTGCCGTCTGCGTCGCCCAGGATGACGCTGTTCCAGTACGCCTGGGTGGCACCGTCGATGCCACCGACCGAAGCGGTACCGACGCGAGCGGGGACGCCGCCCTCGTCCATGCCCGAGATGAGGGCCGAGATGCCGAGCCAGTCCTTGTTGGAGTTGCCCGTGCCATCGCCCCACAGCATGTCGTTGACGTCTTCCTTCAACGTCTCCTCGGCCTGCATGATCTTCGCTTCGAGCAGGTTGAGGATCGCCTCCTTGCCGTTGTTCTGAGCCTCCTCGATGCCCGAGATGGCGATGGTCGCGTAGACCTGCCGCCAGTCGAACTCCGCGGCGGTCAGACCCGCCTGCGGGGTGATGGTGAGCTGGTCGTAGCCCGAGTACGAACCCGACTGCCCAGCGGCGTAGATCAGCGGCTCGACGATCTTCACGCCGCCCGAGAGCATGCGGGTGCGGCCGTTCGCCATGAGCCAGTTGCTCAGGGGGCGGTCGCCGAAGATGTTGTCGGTGAGCTGCTTGCGGTAGTTGTTGAGCGTGGTGCTCAGGATGGTGGTGAAGTTCGGGTTGGACATGGCCCCTCCAGGGCGCTAGAAGTCGAATCCGCTGTCTGCGAGCGCTGCTTCGAGCGCTGCGGCAACGGTGGTGATGGGTGCGGAGGCAGGACCGCCAGCGCCAGCGAACGACTCACCCGAAGCCACGGTCCCAGCGAGTTGCGACTTCGCTGCCGTGACCTGCGCGTCCTGCGCCTGCTGCCGAGCGGCCAGGTCGCCCTGGGCTTGCTGCTGAGCGAACATGCGGTCGAATGCGAGCGCCTTGAAGACGCCTTCGAGGTCCGTTGTCTGGTACTGGAGTGCGGTGGCAATCACTTCGTTCGCATCGAAGTGCTCGCCGTACAAGCTCCCGAGGCGGGACAGTTCCACGTCCAACTCGCTCTGAGCGGTCTGGAGTTCCTGCGCTTCGCGCTGCTGCTCCACCCACGACAGCACACCGTCGATGCGCGGGTCGTGGTACTGCTCATTCGCCCAGGACTCGTCCTGCTCGCCAGCGGCTTCGGCCTGAGCCTTCGCCTCGGCGAGTGAGATGCCCTGCTGCTCTGCGAGGAACTTCACCGTACGAACAGGGTCGTTCTCGTATGCACGAGCGAGTGTCTCTGCCGCCTGCAAACGCTGACGATCTGCCGCCAACTCCTGCGTCTTGCGGGTGTAGTCCGCCTGACGCTGGTAGCCGTTCGGCAAGTCCTTCAGCGGGACAAGCTGCTCGACCCCATCGACCTTGACTCGCACGACGTGATCGCCGTACTGCGCAAGATCGAACTCTGTGGGTTCGGTGGCTTCACTGCCTACCTCACTCCCATCTGCGACTTGTCCACCTTCGGCGGCGGGGTCGACTTCGGGAGCATTTACTTCGCCTCCGACTTCCGCTTCCGCGGCGTCGAATGCTTCCTGGAACGTGGTCACGCTTGTGAGTCCCTTCGGTTGCTCTGTGGCCTTTCACAGTGCAAGGACGGGTTGTTGCGCGATCTACGCTGCGGGCTGTGGAATGCCCTGCTGCTGCGACGGGTCCATCGGCGCTTCGGCAGGCACACCAGGCGCAGGCATCGGCGGTGGAACCGTGATGAAGCGCTCGGGGGAGCGGACACCGAAGCCTTCCTGCAACAGATACTTCGCCAGCTCGGGCATGTTCACGACGGCGGCGAATGGGGCGAGTGCGTCGACGAGCTGCATCGCCGACTGGCGCTTCATCGTCTCGTTCTGCGGCTGAGTGGAGCCAGCTTCGACCTCGAAGTCGAACTGGCCTGCGATGTGGTCGCGCTCGTAGAACGCCCAGTGCATCACGCCGTCTGCGCCAGCGATACGCATGACCTTCTCGCCAGTGGTGAACGTCTGGATCGTCTGCATCAGCATCATGCCGATGTCGGCCAGCTCGCGCTCCACCTTCGCCAGCTTGTCAGCGGCTCGTGCCTGCATACCGTCCTGAATCATCGCTGCTTCAGTGGCGGTGCGTCGGATGTTCGGCTGCTGACCGCGGGCGTACTCCGACACGGCGGTGACGAGGTTGATGTCGGCCTGGATCATGCTCGACTGGTTGTAGAACTCGGGCGGCACGATCGTCGCGGGCAGCTCGGAGATGACGTTGCGGATGTCTTCGTCCAGCTCGACGGGGACCATCACGTTGTCTTCGGACGACTCCAGCGCATCGACGCCATCCTTCGTGAACGCCGACTTGCGGTACAGCCACTTGCGGCTGAACTTCTTGCGGTGGTTCAACATCTGGTTGCGCGTCTCGTTCAGCTCGTGCTGAAGCACCTCGACCGCTTCGAGTTCACCCATCGGGTAGAACTCGTCGGGCACGTCGTAGTCGCGCAGCATGTAGAACGGGCTGCGGAACGGGTACGGCGACTTCTTCGGGGGACGCAGGAACTCCTCACCAGCAAGCGTGAACGTCTGCACCGTTCCACGCTTGATGTCCCAGAACTCCCACACTTCGACGTAGCCGAGCTTCTCCGACTCGGGCTTCGAGCCAGCGGCGGGTTCGTTCTGCGACTCCCAGCGCGAGGAGAGCGTGCCCTCGACGGCCTTGCGCGCCTTGGCGCTGTAGGAGGCGTCCTTCTTCACGTCAGCGAGCGGACGGACGATGCGCTGTGCGATCCAGCGCAGCTCCTTCGGACGGCGAGCGTCAGGGTCGACGAAGATGTCGAACGGCGAGATGCGCTCGACCGTGCAACGATCCTCGGTGACGATCTGGTTCGTCTCGGTCGACGGATCGTCTGGCTGCTCCTTGCCTTCGACATCGACCTCGGGGTCGTTGTCTTCAGGCTCGACAGCCGACACCTCTGTCTGGTGGCTGACGTACTTGTAGCCGACCTTCACCCAGCCGTGACCGATCATCAGCTTGTCGTCGGTGGCGGCGCGGAACTCCGCCTGGAAGTTGTAGACGCGCCACTCGTAGTTCAGGACTTCCTGCGCGATGACGGCGTTCGGAGCCACGTCGGGGTGCCGTGCGTTCACCATGAACTTCGGCGAGTTGACCGCGATCGCAGGGGCGATGACGTTGATGTTGGCGAACGCCATGTTCACCACGAGCTTGTCGGACTTCGACACGCTGTCGTAGTGACGGCCGCGGTACAGGTCGATCATCCGACGCCAGAGGCCGTCGAAGTCTTCGTGCCTGCGCCAGCGGCGCGCGCGCTCAATCTCTCGCTTCAGTGAAGCGAGGATCGCAGCGTTGGTGGTACGTGCCACTTAGACGCCCTTCGAGGGGACGTTCGAGACGGCGATGCCGAAGCCGAGCACGACGAGCGTGTCGAGCACCTTGCCTTCGAGCGGAGAGGGGAGGACGTCCCACACCTTCTCCAGACCGTACGCGGTGGCAAGGATGGAGTAGACGGCGAGACGGGCCTTGGCGGGGATGGCCTGGGCGAGCTTGATGGGGTTCATTACGCAGCTTCCTTCGGTGAGGGGGCGGTGGAGACGTGCCACTCCAAGTGGTTCGTCATGACTTCGGCAGTGGCGTCGACCTTCTCCTCGATGCGGAGAAGCACGGCGGCGTTCATCTGGTGCTCCTCGGTGTTCTTCGACATCACTGTCTGCGCGGAACGATCGACGAGCCACTTCACGACGAGCGGCGGGATGGTGAACATGCCCGCGATGAGGGCAACGGTGACTTCTGTGGGCACGGGTGGCTACTTCCGAGGATTGGGGATCGTTCCTGGCCCGTCGTTCTCGCGAAGGAACTCAGCGTTCGTGCGCGCACTGAAGTTGGCGCGGCCGTAGCCGCCACCACCCCTGAAGGTGATACCCACCCCACGCATGCGGCAAGGGAAGCACGCACCGTGCTTCACGCTGTTCTCGTCGTCGGGAGCAATCTCCCGACCGCAATCGCAAGTCAACGGTTCCATTTCAACGTGAAGGCCGACCTGTTGCTAGATGGGCCTACCGACGTACGGAATGAGAACCAATCGGGGCAGTTTCGGACCGCTCCTTCGGGTACATCATCTGCTCGAACCAGCCCATCGTCCCAGGACCAGGCTTCTCGTCGACCTCGAACTCGGTGACGAACGCGAACTCCAGCATGTGCACCGCGATCGCGAGAGACATCGTGCGGTCGTCGTACGGGGAGCCGTGCATCTTGCCGTCTCCCTCCCGAACGAACCGCTGCAACTCCAGCCGCGTGTCGTGGTCGGGCATGTAGAGCTTCGCGTCGCGCAGCAGCTTCGACAGTTCGTCGATAATCATGGGCTTCGACTGGCGGGTCGTGTGGAAGCCGTAGCGGTCAGACGGCGTTTGCGTCCGCTTGCCGTACTGCCGCTCGAAGAAGATGGGGCGGTACTGTGCTCGCTGCAACGCCTTCAGGGTCGTGAGGCCGTGGTTGTTCCGCTCCACACCCGCGAGGGCGTTGTTGTACCAGCGACCGATCGGCGGGAGCAGCTCCTCGCCGAGTAGGTCGGGGTCGATGTGACCATGCCAGTGTGCGACCAGCCGCTTGTTCCGTGCGTCGAGCACATGGATGGAGGTGAAGTCGCCATGCTCCAAGCCTTCGGCGACGTCGACACCCATCACGTAGCGGCCACCGACACGAGGCTCCTCCCAGACGCGCAGCGGCCCGCCATCCTCCTCGAACTCGATGCCGCCCTCGGGGGTCTGCTTCAGGAAGCCGCGGCGCGGCATGACGACCTCGATCGCCTTCAGCCTGTCGAGCTTGAACACGGGACGACCCGACCGCAGGAAGGCGTCGTCAGGGTTGTCGGGGTACTCCTGGGCGAGCTGCCAGTCGGGCAGGTCGGCCTGCTTCGTCGCGTACCAGTCCGCGTCACGCTTGCCTTCGCCGTCCGCCCACCACGGGTGGAAGATGCCCCAGAATCGGCCAGTGCCGATGCCGTAGTTCTTCGACTTCGACCAGTGATCGAAGAAGACGTTGCCTTCACCGTTCGCCGTCGACAGGCCGATCACTCGACCGCCGACGTCGGCGATGGGTTCGATAGCGGCCCACGCCTCGTCAGGGTTCGGAAGGAAGGCCCATTCGTCGATGCCGACCAGCCAGACGGCTTCACCACGAGCGGGGTCGTTGCCTGACGGCAGCGACTCGATCTTCGACTCGTTCGAGAAGGCCAGCTCCGTCTGCTTCGACTCCCAGATGGGACCACGGAGCTTCATCCACTCGGGCAGGTACTTGAAGCCGTACTTCGTCTTCGCGAGCAGCTTGATAGCGTCGCGCTCCGTCTTCGACAGGAGGATGATGTGGCGGTCGGGGTAGAAGTACGCGGCCCACAGCACGAAGGCACCGAGCAGCGTGGAGAAGCCGAGCTGGCGCGCCTTCAGGATCAGCGTGTTCTTGTGCTCCAGCCAGTCATGGACGGTCGCCTTCTGGGCGTCCGACATGAGGAACTTGATGCGGCCACGAGACGGGTGACGGATGAACCAGTACGTCGAGCAGAAGTACTCGAACGCCGCGGCCAGCTCATCGACTGTCGAACTGTTCCAGTCGGGTGCGATCTTGAAGCGGACTTCCCGTTCTTCGAGGAGGTCGTCGAACGCGATCTTCACTACGCCAGCTCGATCATGCCGTTGCAGCGCATGTCGGCGAGCGTGTTGCCAGCGGAGAAGTCGGCACCCGAAGCGTTCTTGTACATGCGAACGCGGTTGGTGCTGATGTTCACGCGGGCGTAGGCGACTACGGCACCGTTCGAGCAGGCAACAGGCTGCACCTCGTTCTGGCTCGTGAAGCCAGAAGGCAGGAACACGTCGATCGTGCCGAGCGCCGTGGCCGTTCCTGTGACCATGCGGATGCGGAACAGCAGCGTCTTGTCGCCGATCAGCTTGTAGTAGGCGTTCGCCGAGCCACCCGTGACGTTCGTGAACGTCGGCGTCCACGCCGTCCACGCACCATTGAGGCCAAGGACGTCCAACGCCTGCGAGGCGGTGAGGTCTTCAGGGTCGCCTGTGCCAGCGGTCACACGACCCTTCAGAGTCGTGGTCGCCATGTTCGCCAACTTGCCGTTCGTCACGGCGTCGTTGTCGATGTTCGCCGTCGCGATCGACGACAGCAGCGCCACCGACCCGAGGCCCAGGTTCGTCCTTGACGTCGCAGCCGACGCCAAGTCCGACAGGTTCGACGCCTTCTTCGCGTACTGCGTGTGATCGTCGTCACTCAACCCCGTCAGCAGGCCGTGGTCCGTGACACCACTGCCAGCAGCCTCCAGAGCAGCGAGTCGCTCGTTGATGCGCAGCAGCGCCGTGCGGGTCGGCTGATCGACCGTACCGATACCAGGGAACGCGCCCACCTAGGCCACCTCTCGAATCTGCACGACGCACCCGCGGGCTTCCAACTCCAGAAGCGCCTGCTCCGACACGAGCGCCAGCAGCTCCTCGTCCGACATCTCCTGTGCTCGCTTACTGGGGCCGTAGTCGGGTTCGGGTGGGGCAATCTGCTTCGCGATGTCGAAGTGCGTCTTCGCCGCCCTCGTGCGGTCAGCCGCCGAGGCGTTCATGTCCTGCGAGTCCTTGTAGAGCTGGTCGAGCATCATCTTCATGCGTTCGAGCGAGCCAGCCTGCTCGTTGAACGCCGTGCGCCAGGCAGCCTGGAACTCAGGCTTCTCCTTCCAGTCGCGCAGTGTGCGTGCCGACACGCCCATCTCGGCAGCCAGGTCCGCCTGGGTCGACGGAGAGCGCAGAGCGGGAGCCGTCAGCTCCCACTCCAGCAACCGCTGGTGTCGGGGGTCATCGAGAAGTACGTCCATCGACCTGTAGGCCGACTCGTTGCCACCATCGGCGAAAGCGGCATGGAACGGGAAGCAGGAGAAGCCTCCGTTTCACTCCGTTTCACCTGCAACTAGCAACAACCTGTACTAGTAGGGGGAAGGGGGGAACGGCGGCGGGAGCAAGCCGTTCCCCCCTTCCCCCGCAACGAGGTACTACTGGTACTTCTCTGCAAGCACAGGGAACGAGAGGAACAACGTGACTCGAAGTGACCAGTGCTCGACGAGAAGCCAACGCGTACGCGCAGCCGAGTGACCACACCTCGGCAAGCACACGACGAGGTGACTACCCCGAGCCGACAGGTGCCCGCATGCGATTCATACGGACAATCAACGCGTCCCGCACCCCGTTCACAAACACACAATCAGCCAGCCCAACGGAAACCCACACACAGGTACCCCCATCGGGACTCCTATGCGCATGGGGGGCGGGGGGTGGCCCTATCCCCCCCTCCCCTCGCGGCGACCTGTGGATAGAGGGAATAGAACGCACGTTCTCTACGCGGAGCAGGGATGACGCGTAGCTCTGTGCGTATCGACACGCGTCGATGCGTACCCTTCCCCACTAGATCGGTGGGAAAGCCAGCGTGGAAGCGACGCATACGGTAGGGGGTAGGGGTATGTACGGATACGGGGTAGGGTATCGTCTCACATTGTGGGATTGAGGGTGCTGTCATGGTGCTGTCATGGTTGTCACGAGACTGTAACATTTGTCACGCGTTTGTCACTTGACAGCCGCTAGTGTTCTATTGCAGTGTGAGCATCGTACGTGGATAGCCGTTCACGTCAGAGCTAGCCAGTGCGGCTAGGGAGAGAGAGAGCACAATGACCACAGAGCAGATCACTCAGGAAGTCACGTCCCGCGAGCACGCCGAAGCCGAGAAGGCCCAGAAGGCTCAGGCTCAGGCTGTCGCCGCGAAGAATGCACGCAAGTTGATGGACGCCGCGGCGGCTGTCGCTGGCAAGGCTGTCAGCACCATCGCTGACAAGTACTACGCGATCGGTTCACTGGTCGCCGCGTCTGGTCTGTCTGATCGGTCGTTCGCGATCATCGCCGAACATGGCAGTAAGGATGCGTTCGACGCGTTGGGCATCGCTCAGCCGCGGCGTCTGGTGTCCTACCGTCGGGCACGCGTCATCTTCGCGGCGTGCGATGGGTCGGGCAGTGACATCGGCGAAGCTGTCGCGTTGTTCGTTGCTGAGCTGCGCGAACGTGGCGACGATGGGTCGCTGACGCTGGCAGGGTTCGCTGACTACTGCGCACGCGGTTTCAAGCTGGCCGATGTCGACAGCGACAGCGAACCGACAACGCCGAACGTCACCATTGCGTCGCTGTTGAAGCTGGACAAGCTCACCAAGCGCGACGCGACCAAGCTGGCCGCGCTCGTCGCTGGCAAGCTGTCCGACCCTGACAGCCTCTACCGTCTGTCCGACGCTCTGACCGATGCCGCTGACGCCATCGCCGCGAAGGCCGCGAAGGTCGCCGCGAAGGCCGCATGACATCGGCGCACACGGGGAGACAGTCCTAGCGGCTGTCTCCCCTAGGCGCGCCACCCATCCCACATCAGCTAGCCAGCATGGCTAGCGCACCCATCCCACACACAACGGCCGTAGCCGCGCCCAGTGTGCCTGCCGAAACGTGAGAGAGAGCACCCACAATGGAACTGTTGCCGAACGACACGCGTGTCGCTGTCGCTGCCGAAGCTGCCCGCGATGCTGTCACTGATGAGGAATACGCAGCGATGCTGGCGCGAGCATTCTCCCCGCGTGCCGATCGGCGCGACATCTTCCACGGTTCGACACTGGGCGCGTTCCTCGCGTCAATCGACCAGTAACGGACCGATCACCTAGTCACGTACACCTAGCCATTCTGGCTAGGTGACGTTCCACCACAACCAGTCGACCAGTACCGCTTACCTAGCCACGATGGCTAATCGGCGAGCACACACACCTAGCCAACTACCGCTAGCCATCGTGGCTAGCCATCACGGAGAGAGAGAACAGTCATGGCAACGATCAACGGATTCGACGTCGAATCAGGGTGCATCATCGACGGTCACAACGGACAGTACGGCCCCGACCGACTCGCTGACATCGCCGAGTCGTGGGGATGGGAACCAGTCGACGAGAACGACCCGCGCTACTGGCGTACCGTCGCCGAGGCGCGCCACGACGTGCTGGCCGCGGACATCGACAATGGCATCGACGCCTCGGCGTCGCACAACGCTGAGGTCGACGCGTGGGAGCAGCACCATTGGACGACCGAACTGCTCGAACAGTGGGTCAACGACAACGCTGTCGACGTCATGTTCGCATGGGTCGACGGGGAAGGGTTCCTCATCGACCCTGCCGATACCGACTGGATGGACTGGTGATGGTCCGCGAGTCCGATGTCATGTACCGCCGAACCCATCAGGGTGCATGGGTGCTGTCCGCGTTCGTGGACGGCTACCTCGTCAGTCGGCAGTACATGGGGTACGGCAAGCGCGAAGCCTCGCGCATGTTCCGAGACGAGTTCAACAGCTAGCCATCGTGGCTAACGGGTCGATAGCCGTCGACCACAGAGCGTGGCATCGCCACGGAGAGAGAGCATCATTATGACCACTCAACAACTCGACACGCCCCAGGCGATGCACGACTACCTCGTGCCCGCTGGGACGGGCCACCTGCGCTGCTTCAGCTACGCCTACGACGGCGACGAGGCAGCATGGTACGCCATCGCCGCCGCTCACGTCTGCTGGGCCGCGAACGGCGTGGAGGATGACGAGGCGACCCTCGACGGCTACATGAGCCTCGCGGTCAACGACCATCCCGACCTGATCGAACTGATCGCGAACAACTGGGACGACGTGCCCGAGGAAGTCCGCGAGCACCTCGCGTCCGATCTGGCCGACTTCGTGACCGAACACTTCGACTACTTGGTCGCACCCGACGAGCTAGCCACGATGGTTAGCTCGTACCTCAAGGCTGGCCTGTGGGCAGGAACCACTGTCGAACTGGCCGACGAGTCCGAGGTGCAGTCGATCCCCCTCGACGACCTGTACGACATCGACCAGTGCGTCAACCGCTGGGACGCGGAAGCAGACTGCAAGTCGTTCATCGTGCAGGCATGGCCGCTGCTGACGTGGTGGCGTACCGCTGGCGACTTCGGTTCGTGGGAACAGATCGGCCACGACTTCCTCCTCACCCGCGACCATCACGGCACGGGGTTCTGGGACCGCGGCAACGTCACCGACTACTACGTGCAGTCGACGGGGCGCAAGCTGTCCGACATCGCGCACACCTTCGGCGACTCAGGTTTCGAGGTCGAAGACGAGTCGTGGTTCAGGGTGGCCGAAGCATGATCGGCCTGACCATCGCGCTAGCCATCATGGCTAACGCTGCACCCACGCACATCCTACCCGTCGACAGCTTCTACGTCGGCGACAGCGTAGGCACCTACCTTCTGCACTCGACTGATCATGTCGACAGCGTGCGAGGCAGACGGCTCGAAGAAGCCGTCATCCCCGCCGTGCAACCAGGCGACACGCTCATCGTCGAACTCGGCACCAACAACCTGCTCGAACCCGACTCGTGGCATCACGTCGAGCACATCGTCGAACAGGTGCCTGTCGACGTCTGCTTGTGGTGGGTGACGCCGTACCACGCCTACTACCCCGCGGAGACGGCGGCGTTCGCCGCTCACGTCGAACAGTTCGACCTGACGCCCAACGGGTGTGGCGGTGTCATCCCGTGGCACCTACTCGGACGTGCCGACCTCACGACCGACCTCGTACATCCCAACGCGGCGGGTGCGTTCTACCTGTCCGCTGTCATCGACCAGTCCACCAACCCGAACCCTCAGCCACTCGGTTAGCCACCGTGGCTAGCGAAAGAGAGAGAGCCATGCAAACCATCCAGCATCCACTCACCCGCACGTTCCTCGACAGCGTGCTCGAACAACTCGACCCCGACAAGAGCTACGGCTACTGGGGGACCAACAGGTTCCAGACGATCCTCGACGACGAGACGAACCCGACATGGCGCGCCGACGTCATGCTCCGCCCCGACGAAGACCACGACGTCATGGACGACGGCGACTGGTACGGCGAACTCGCACCCGTCACCTACCGCCACCGCGAGTACGGCGATGCACGGCCACGACACTTCGACGGCCGCGCTCGCAAGATCAGCTTCCACCGTTCGTGCGACACGTACTGGTGGCAGCCCCCCGCCGACGTCACGGACCTCGACGAGCTGCGCCGCTGCCTCGTCAACCTGATGGAGAACGGCTACAACGTCGTCATCCTCGCACTGAAGCAGAAGTGCTCGTGCTGCGACAACTGGGACGAGGTGGCCTACACGTCGGTCGGTGCGGTCGACCTCGTGAACGGCGACACCGCCGACACGTTCAAGGAAGTCGTGCACGCCCTCATCGAGACGGCGCTCTACGACATGGGGCTGGGAGGCACGCTATGACCACCCCGCCTGTGCCTGCCGAGCTGGACGTCGACAAGGTACTCGACACGTTCGATGTGCCGTGGGAGTTCGACCGCGGGTGCATCGTCGTCCCTCACCAGGACTACCCGACCCTGTGGGACTGCGAGTGCCCCGAGTGTCGTCGACTGCAACGACAAGCAGAACTGGACGACTGATGGACGCAGCACTCGTCGTCATCGCCCTACTCGCCTACCCCATCACCCTCGCGATCGTCGGCCCCGTCCTCGATCGCCTCAATGAAGAGAACCTCGAACGACTCGAACGGTTCTTCCAACTCACCTGGACAAAGAAGGAACTGCCATGACCCGCAACATCACCCGCTTCTTCGAGCGCAAGCACAGAGACAACGGGGAGGCGTTCTACTGCCTCACCGACAACGCGCCCGACTGGCTGACCGACGCCGTGCGTGAAGCGCATGACGACGAGTTCCCGAACGACTGGCGATACAACATCTGCCACAGCATCATCAGCGACCTCGACGACGCGACCGCGCCGACCGACGACGACGACATGCACGAGAGCGCCGACACGTTGGTCGACATCTACAACAGCGACCGACTCACCTGGCTGCACGACAGCCTGGGTCGCATCGCCTACTGCGACGAGGCGCAGTCGGACGGCCTGACCGCCGAACCTGCCGACGTGTTCGGCATCATCGGTGCAGGACAGTACGTCTGCATCCTTCAGATGGCATACGTGTTGCGAGACGCGTACGTCGAAGCGATGCAAGACGGCAGTTACCAGTGCGACGAGTGCTCGAAGATCGGCACCGTCGACGACCTGTGCGAAGACGGCGAACCGTGCCCCGACGAAGACTGCGACGGCATCTGCCACTGGACAGGTGAGTGACATCGCTCTCATCACCTACACACACGCCGTAGCAGGCGACAAGCACACACACATCAAGGGCGACATCGAACGTCGCACCGACAAGGCAATTCACCTCGACGGGCGGCACGGTCCAGTGATCGTGCCCGCCCGCTGGGTGTCACACATCACAGACGGCAGTAAGCCGTCCACCACCAAGGAGAAGCAGTCATGAAGGCAGTAGAGATTCTGAAGGCAGCCCGCAATCACGTCGCCGCCCCGAACGGCTGGACGCGTGGCATGTTCACTCGCAAGCGCTCGGGGGCACCGAAGGGCTTTGCGTGCTGCGCCATCGGGGCGATCGACCTCGTGGAGGGCAGCGAGTGGGACGAGCGCTCGAAGGCCGTCAACGCACTGGAGGCGGCAATCGGCAAGGGCAACAGCATCATCGGCTTCAACGACACGGCGAAGTCGAAGAAGCCCGTCGTCGATGCGTTCGACCGCGCCATCGCCTCGCTGGAGAGCTAGCCAACGATGGCTAGGCGAGACATCAACCACACCGTCACCCTGCCACACGCACCGACAGCGACCCTCCCCGATGGGCGGGAGCTGTCGGAGGGCGACGAGTTCACCATCCACGGAGGCGGACGGTTCCGCTTCAAGTACCTCTACCAACCAGACGGCTCCATCTGTGCATGGGGTCCGATCGACTCGAAGCTGGCGAAGCAGCGCAACTTCCGCCCCGACCGCATCAAGACCATCCACCGCTCGAAGAAGGAGCACCCGAAGTGAACCTCCGCACCATCCACTCCCTCGCGACCGAACGCAACACACTCGTCGTCGAAGGGTTCACACCGAACTTGGAGATGCAGCTCGCTCACGAGTTCGTCGAGTTGAAGGCGCACGCCGATGCACTGCGCGACCTGGCGACCGACCTCGGCTTCGACCATCGCAGACTCGACGCTCAAGCCGCCGTCGTCGCGTACGACGACTACCTGGAAGGATTGCAGTCATGAACGTCGAATGCCGAGTCACCATCACCCACGACTGCCTGAACAGGTGGCACAACAACCTCATCGACAGCGAGGAGGCGCTGGGTGAAGGCGACTACATGACGTTCGCAGTCGGCCACGACGGCAGCGACGACACCACCGAAGTCGTCGTCTGCGTCCTGTCGGACGATGACCGTCTCCCGTACTACGTGGCGACCGTCGAGATGCCGCTCGACCTCGGGCTGCAAGAGGAGCTGCTGGAGTCGATGCTCGCCTACTACGGGCGCAGCGACGGCATCACGATGCTGGAGTTCCCAGGACGAGAGGAGCTGGACGCGTCATGAACCGCCACTTCGTCACCATCACCGAGACGACCACCCACACGTTCGAGGTGCTACTCCCTGACGGCAACCCGTTTGACCAGATCGGCGAAGCACGCTCGCTCGCTCAGCGACGGTACGACCACGGCCTCGAACCAGACCGCACGCGGAAGCTTATGCCGAAGATTCGCTGGGAGTTCAGCGTCGGCGAGGCCACCCCCGAACCGACGTCGCTCGACTACTACATCGCAGACGGGAACGGCTGATGAGCGGCCACCTGCACCTGCCAGTCGAGACGCTGCGCGAACTCGGCTGGACGATCGACACCACCTGCTACCCGTGGGTCGCGTACAAGGGCGACCGCTTCGCTCCCCGCGAGTGGAACACGATCGACACACCCGCCTACCCGAACCAGGAGAACTGACATGGACCCGAACGAAGTCATCACCGTTGAAGTCGACGAAGCACGCGCTCGTCCTGTCACTGTCGCCCAGGGCACGCAGTTCCGATGGGTCATCCGTCTCTCGTGGGATGCAGCCGTCGACCTCCACGACCAACTCACCAGCGTCCTCGGACGAGAAGGGAAGCTCTCATGAAGACCGCACCTCCGAAGATCGAGAACCTACCGAAGTGGGCGCAAGATCACATCGGCGTCCTCAACACGCGACTCAACGAAGCGCGTGCCGAACTCAACCGCCTCGGTGAAGGTCAACCGACGAAAGTGATCGTCGACCCCTACGCAGAGATGCGCATGGCGGGAGCGAAGCCGCTCTACCTCACCGAGAACTCGCTGGTGCGGTTCATCGTCGGCGAGGGCCGCGAGCAGTACATCGACGTCAGCCTCGACAAGCAAGGCGCTGGTGTCAGTGTACGTGGCGGCACCACTGTGACCGTCACGCCGAGAGCGTCGAACAGTGTCACGTTGGACGTGCCCGAACGATGAGCCTGCTGTACTTCATCGTCATCATGGCTGTCGTCGGGAACATCGGTGAATACCTCATCGACCGACGAGACAACCGAAGGTAATACCAACAATACCCCTGGTTGAGCGTGCTAGCCGAAACGCACTATGCTCGGGGAAGTAGCCAGAGAGAGAGACGGGCCACAACCCTGCGGGTTGGGGAGGCGATAGCCGACAGGGGTTCAATTCCCCTCACCTCCACCCGTAGGCTTGTGTCCCTCTCTCCCCAAGATAGAGAGAGAGGGACCATGCCAAAGACTGCTGGAACGAAGCTGTCGACACCGTTGATTCAAGAGTTCGCCCGATACCTGATTGAAGATGTCGAGCGTGCCCCGAAGACGGTGGACGGATACAGAGACAACGTGGAGTTCTTCGCTGCGTTGCACCCTGCGGCGAGCACACTGCCCGTGGAGCGGATGCCTTCGGCACCGTCCGCGCCGAACGAGGTGAAGCTGCGCACGACCGACGAGTTGCCGTGGGCAACGGTCGGCCTCGAAGACGTCGAGCGCTTCTGTCGCATGCCGTTGGTGGGGACGGAGAAGCCGCCGTCGCAGTCGACACGCCGCAAGCGTGTGTATGCGCTCAAAGGCTTCTTCGAGTTCCTCGTCGATCACGAGGTGATCGAACGTGACCCGACGCGCAGGCTGAAGGGGCCAGGCGTGAAGATCGGTAAGCCGAAGCCGATCCCCGACGATGTGTGGCTGCTCACCTGGGATCAGGACATGAGCATCGACGACCGCGTGCTGCTCGGTCTCGGCTACTACGCAGGTCTGCGTCGTCATGAACTCATCGGGATCGGACCGCAGCACTTCGATCTGATCGGCCGTCGCATCCTCGGCTTCCAACGCAAGGGAGGCGCGGAGAACGTTGTCATGTACGGCGGGAACAACGACCTCGTACGTGAACGGCTGTCACATCTGGCGGTTCGCCTCGACGAGTTCGAGAACGACCTCGAACGGCTGTGCTTCGCACGACGCCGCGACGAACGACTGCTCGCGATCACCGAGCACGTCGCCGTGCACGCACCAGACAGCGCGATCAACCGTCGACTGACGGCTCTGTCGGCACGCTGCCGTGTGCACATCACGCCGCACATGATGCGGCACTCGTTCGCAACGAACCTGTTGCGGATGGGGGTACCCGAGCTGGTGGTGGCGGATCAGCTTTGCCATGCAAACCTCCAGACCACCCGTAACTATGCTGACGCAACAGCATGGTACGGAACACTCGTACCAGCAATCGGCGGGACAACCCCGAAAGGCACGGACACGTAGTGAACGACACCCCACCTCAGAAGCCCAGACTGGGAGTGGAGCAAGCGTTGGCGATCGTCAACGACTACCTACACGACATCGCCGTCGACTTGATCGTCGAGCGCCACAACATCACCCGCACCGACCTCGCCTACGTCGTGACTACCTCAGGTGTCCGACGTGCGGCCGAGACGTCACTGACGAACACCGAAGCAGCCCGCCTGTACTCGATGCTCCACGCAGCTCAAGCCGAAATCGGCACGCTGCGGCAACGCATCCTCGAACTTGAACAGGGCCAGTAACGATCCGCACAGGGGTCAACAGCCCTGGTGACAGCGTTTCCTTAGGCTCACACGCGTAGGCAAGCACAGGAGCGAAGGCGACTGCTGCGCAGCCGCAACCACGTTACAACGTAGTTACAACGCGTAGAACGATACCCCGCCTGACCAGGCGGGAATCGTTCACCTAGTGCAAACGCGTCATACCCAGTGTGCTCTACCCCGTGACACCCCAAACCTAAACTTTCACTCAGCACCCGCCGATCAAGAGGTTCCAGCGTGTGCTTGCCGAACAGTTGGTCGGCCCAATCCCTGCACCAAGTTGCGAACCAGTTAGGAAGATGCCTTGAACACTCTCCAGTCCTCCTGCGGCACGGTCGGTCACGACGAAGCCTGCCTGTGTGACGTTGAGCTGCCAGAGAACCCCACGCCCATCGCGTTCGGGTTGACCGAGTTGTGGCACGGCGAAGCGATCGCACGAGCGATCGGTGTCGGCGTGCCCTGGACGAGTGACGCGTTCGTCGAGTTCGGCGAAGCGTTGCTCAAAGCCCACGACCTGTGGGCGCGCAAGGAACGGCGCGGTGAACGCATCGAAGGCGAAGTCCTGCGCATGAAGGTGTGCGACCTGCTGCGCGCTGGCGTGTCGATGATCGACGTCGCCCGCGAACTCGACGCCGAACACACCGACGTCATGCACGCCATGACGAACGGCCAACCATCAACGGTGTCGGACTGGGATGAAGCGGGGTGGCTCACCGCTGAAGGCGTGATCTACGACCACTTCGCCAACATGTCCCGCGAGGAGCTGGCGATCAGGCTCGGCATCTCCGAACGGATGGTCGGAAGCCTTGCTGAGTGGTACGGCGTCAGTATCAACATCAACGGTCAGACACGCAACGATCGCATGCGCGCCGCGCTGCGAGAACTACACCCGCTCGACGCGCTCGACGCGCTGAAGGCGGACGGGATCACCTGCACACCGAACCAGCTCTACATGATGCGCAAGCGCATGGCGGAACGCGGCGAGGTTGGCTTCATCATCCCCAAGCGCAAGTAGGATCACAGTTCGTCGGGAGCGTAGGCTCTCTCTCCGCCCCGACTGCTGGAACGGTCGGCTAGCCGTCCAGCCGCAAAGGCCCGCACTTCGGTGCGGGCCTTTGTCGTTCCCGTAACGATCCGATCAGGGGTGAACACGCCCCATGTTGAACTGATGTCGTGCTGATCGACGCCGACAACCACACCATCACCATTCGCCAGTCATGGCTGGACACAGCGATCCGCTGTGCGGATCGTGGTCGCCGCGACGCTTTCCACCCCATCCGTGAGGAGGGTGACGCAGCGTTCGCAGGAACGTCGATGCACGCCGCGATCGAGCAGTTCTCTCGCGGCAACCTCTCACTCGACCAGATGGAGCAGTACGCCACCGCGTACGCCACGAAGGGCTGCAACGAAGGCGTCCCCCAGGACGACGGCAGCATCCTTCCCATCTCGTTCAAGTCGTTCGACGGTCCAAACGAACTGATCTACCACGCGGGCAACTGCACCCGCGGCTGGATTCAGGACATCCACCCGTGGCTCGTCGCCCAGGGACTCGACAAGGGCACGCCCGAGGTGAAGTTCTCCTACGAGGCGTTCGAGCACCGCGGCTGGACGATCATCATGCAAGGCACCTGTGACTGGGTGCCCGACTTCGGCAACGTCATCATCGACTGGAAGTCCGCTGGCTCCGACTACAAGCAGAAGGACAAGCAGATGTTCGCCGTGCAGCCCGCCGTGTACTGCGGTGCTGCCGTCAACGGCTGCTTCGGCCGTGAGTTCACCTGGCCGATGGAGTTCTTCTACGGCGTCGCCATTCGTCTGAAGACGAAGGCACGCGGCCAGATCGTACCCGTGCAACGCACGCAAGCACACCTCGACTGGACGTACCGACGCATCCGTCAGTACGTCGACCTCTACCTCGACCTCGGCCCCGACCGCGAGTGGCCCATGTCCGACGAGGGGAACTTCCTCTGCTCGCAGAAGTGGTGCCCCTGGTACGACCAGTGCCGAGGTGCACACATCGACCGCTCACTCGACCTGTTCGGGTACGACGCGGCCTGAGTAACTGGCGGGTAGCGGATGACGGCGCGTTCACGCCGTTCCGCAGTCAACGTCTGACCGCTGAGCTGCATCACCAGCTCATGTTCCCAGCGCCCGCACTCATCTGCCTAGCCACCGTGGCTAGGAGAACCACAAGGAGAAGCATGGATAGCCGCGAAGTCGGCATGCGCGTCGGCGCAGCCACCAACCAGGCCGTGAGCCTCTACGCCGCGGGAATCGAGGCGGGCATCCTCCCCGTCGACGCCGACACGGCGGCGGTGTTCGTCGAGGGTCAGGCGAGCAAGCTGCTCGACGTCATGGACCGCCTCGCCCAGAAGGTGAACGGTGCACCCGTCGCCGTGGCTGCCCCGCAGCCGCAGCTCAACCCCGCACAGGTGCAGGCGCAGTTCGCTGGCTCGACCTTCGTGCAACCGCAGCAGGCAGCACCCGCTCCCGCCCAGGCGGCACCCGCTGGGTACAACACCCAGTTCAGCGGCAGCACCCGCCCGCTGAAGCTCGCCGAACACCCCGAGCTGGACGGCTGGCTGCACGCCCAGGCGGCAGCGGTCGGTGTCACCGAGGTGTGGGACAACCGCGGGAAGCCCGACTACATCGCCGCCATCCAGAGCGGCAACCCGAAGACCCCGCCGCCGTTCCGTTCGGCGACGAAGGGTGTCGACAAGTCGTTCTGGCCCCCGAAGGGCTGAACGTGTCTCCGAGCGAAGCACGGGTCGCGGCGGCCTTCAAGTCGCTGCGGCTCGTGCTCGACCGTGAGCTTCCACGACTGGAGCAGCCGCTCGCAGTCACCACCTACGTCAACAAGGCGCAGCTCGCTGCGCACCGCATGTTCCACCCCACACCCATCGGCCCCGTGTTCGAGGGCCAACTGACGATCCAGGGATCGTTGATCGGAGAACCATCATGAGCAACCGCATCCTCCTCGCCCGCCTCACCGCCCCCGACGACTACCGCCTCACCTGTCCGCTCTACACGGACTTCGAGTTCGACCCCGAGACGGGCCGTCTCGAAACGGCGTCGTACCTGCTCGACGGCACGCCGTACACCTCCAGCTACATCGCGTTCCTCCCCACCGAGGCCGACGCCCTCGCACTCATCGTCAACGCGTACAACGAGTGCCTCGATCGACCCGAACTCGCCGAGCTGATCGGCGAAGCCTGCCGCGCCGCCATCGACGGCGACAAGCGTGGCTTCATCCACGCAACCGTCGACCTGCTCAACGACGAGGGCATCGACTTCCTCCTCGAAGCGATGACGGTGGTGGTCTGATGGAACCCGTCACCCGCGACCAGGCCATCGACGCCATCATCGCCGAAGGCGTCGCCAAGAACCCCGACGACGCCGCATGGTTCACCGAGGCAGGCGAAGCCGCCCGCAGCGGCGACCGCCGCGCACTGCTGAAGTGCGGCATCGACGCACTCGACGACACCGAGGTGGAACTCGTCATCCAGTTCGTCAAGGCGCTGATCCTGCTGGGCCTCTGATGTTCGTCAAGGGCGAACTCACCTACCACCGCAGCGGATACCAGAGCTTCAGCGAGCGCTGGGAAGTCCGCCTGCACCTCAACGCCCACACATCCGTGAGGGCACTCGGCCCCACCAGACGAGGAGCGAAGCGCAAGCTGCGCAAGCTGCTCGCTGGGTCATCCCTGGAGAAGTATGTCCACTGACATCGCCGCCCGATGGGCAGCGCGTGAGGGGGTGCGCACGGAGGAAGCCGTGCGCACCCCCAAGTCACGGTTCCGTTTCTACAAGCCGTTCGTCTCCGCCGTCGACACGTACGTGCGGGAAGCGCAAGACGGGGAACGCATCTACTTCGGCATCCCCGAGTTCGACACGCAGATCAGGGGTATCGGCAAGAGTCAGCTCTGCATCATCAACGGCTACAGCCACTCGGGCAAGACGCTGCTCCTCGCCCACATCCTCCGCCACAACCGTCGCAAGCGGTTCGCCTACTACACACCCGACGAACCCGCCCACCTCGTCCTCGCCAAGCTCGCTGCACTCCAGAGCGGTGTGCCTGCCGATGAGATTGAAGACTTGGTGGCAGCAGGCAACGAGGAAGCCATCGCCATCCTCCGCGACACGGCACTGCGTGAGTTCCCAAACCTCGTGGTGTTCGAGCAGTCCGTCCGCTCCGAGGAGATGGACGAAGCGCTCGACGAGGCTGAAGCCGTCTGGGGTGCGAAGGCTGAGTGTGTCGTCCTCGACTACCTCGAACTGTTGCAAGCAGGAGACACCGTGGCGGCGAAGGGTGAGTTCGTCAAGTCGTTCTGCACGCGCCGCGAGGTGCCGTTCATCCTCATCCACCAGACGTCCCGCTCCCAGGGTGCGGACGGCAAGAAGCAGACGATCAGCTCGGGTGCGTACGGCGGCGAACAGCTCGCCACCTTCCAGCTTGGTGTGTGGCGCAAGAAGGCAGCCATCGTCGCAGAGTTGGAGGAGCTGAACGATCGCATCGCACGGGCGGCGAACGGGGGCAGCGAAGCAGCCCTCGAACGCCGAGACAGTCTGCTGCACGAACTGGAACGCCACCAGTTCACCGTGTCGGTCGCGATCACAAAGAACAAGCGGCCAGGCCGACGTGAGGGTCGAGAGGAAATCGACTTCGAGCTGTTCGGTGACACGGGCCTGCTCGTGCCTCTTGACGAGGGCGACCTGCCCCGCCAGTACCTAGCGAAGCTGCAAGCACAACGCCAGCACGCCGTCGCTGAAGTGACGGCCCCTGTCCAGCAGTGGTCGGAGCCGACGCTCGACGAGGCGTACGACACCAACCCCTACGACCCCTACGGAGACTTCTGATGCTCAACCTCGAAGACATCATCGAGAACATCGACCTGAAGCTGAACCCGACCATCAGGTTCCGCTACCGCGACAACGAGTGGGAGCGATGGCTGCAAGTCGTCGACACCTCACTGCCCGCCGACGAAGGCCACGGCCGCAAGTGGAACATCAGTGTCCACGCGTGCCGCAACGAAATCGTGCAGACAGCCCTCGCTGCATTCCTCGCCTTCCTCGAACACGAGGCTCGCGAGTCGTTCCGCTGGAAGGGTGAGCCGATCTTCTCGCCGCACTACGACGTCGACGCGCTGCACGCGCTGTGTGTCGACAAGTCGTTCGACACGCGGGCGGTGATGGCATGAGCAACCACGCACGACGCACCCTCCCCGCCGCCTACTGGCGGTACGACGAAGACTGGGCGAAGAATGACGCGGGCGGTGGCATCCGCAAGCAGTTGATCCGTCACCGCAAGGCGCTCCGCCGACTGCGCGCCCTCGTCAACGCTGCCCGCCCTCACCGATGACGGGACGCTACGCCGACATCGGCGTCGAAGACGACATGGTGTGGCAGTCCTACATGCTGCCCGCCGCGGACGGCACCCTCGAAGTGCAAGCCCACTGCATGCGCCACTACGCACGCCAGTCGCAGGCCGATCTGAAAGCAGGGCGAGTTGCAATCTGCCGCGTCTGCCCCGTGTGAACTTCTCACGATCCGCTCAGGGGTGTGCCAGTGGTGCGGGAAGCTGTTGCGAGGCAAACGGTACCGCTGGTGCTCCACGAAATGCTCGAACGAGCATCGTGCGAACCATCGGTGGACGCAAGCGAAAGCGAAGAAGAAGGGCCGCAAGCAACTGTTGCGATGCAACCGATGCTTGCAGCTCGTTGACCGCACGCTCATCGACGTCAACCACATCAAGCCGTGCAAGGGCAAGCACGGGCAGTGGGGCTGCTGGCATCACCAGGACAACCTCGAACTGCTGTGCCGCCCGTGCCACAAAGAAGTGACGAGAGAACAACGAGAAAGAGGAGAGCTATGAAGATCGAGAACATCACCCCCGCCGCCAAGAAGAAGATCGTCCAGACGATCACGTTCGACCCGTGGCCGTTCGCCAAGCGCGAGGTGAACACCATCCTCCCGTTCCTCAACGAGCAGGGCATCCTGCGCCCCGCCGAGGAGGGGCTGCACGACGGCAATTGGCAGCTCTGGGACGGCCGCGACAACATGATCGTCGTCTTCGACGACGGCACGCTGGCAGTCAGTAGCACCAGAGGGGTCGAGGCGCACCAGGCGGCGCTGTGATCCTCGCAGCGGACACGTTCAAGACGAACAGCGATCTGATGCTCGCCTGCCGCGAGCTGGGCTACATCAGCGACATCGACGACGTACTCGACATGACGTACGGGCGTGGGACGTGGTGGAAGAAGTGGGAACCGCACCGCCTCGTCACCAACGACCTCGACCCCAAGTCGAAGGCCGAGTCACATCATGACTTTCGTGACCTCCCTGGAGAGTGGGAAGGCGAGTTCGATGTTGTCGCGTTCGACCCGCCGTACGTCGCCGTAGGCGGACGGGCGACGAGCACCATCGGCAACTTCAACGACGCGTACGGACTCGTCACTGTCCCGAAGACGCCCGCCGACCTTCACATCTTCATCGTTGAAGGCTTGCTCGAAGCACACCGCGTGCTCCGCAAGAAAGGCGTCGTGCTGTTCAAGGCGATGAACTACGTCACCTCGGGTGCGTACAACCTTCAGGCGTACGCAGCCATCCATGCTGTCGCCCGCGAGTTCCGCGTGCGTGACGAGTTCATTCACCTGCGCAAGCCAGGCCCGCAGCCGTCCGACACGAAGTGCCGCACTTGCGACGGCAAGGGCGTGTGGCCGCAGGAAGACGGCACGGAACCGACGTGCAAAGCCTGCGACGGGGCCACCTCGTTCCCTCGGCCACAGAAGCACGCACGCCGCAACTACTCGCACCTGTTCGTGTTGGAGAAGCGATGAAGCGGGAGAAGAAGCCACTGATCCTGTGGCTGTCCGACGAAGACCTGAAGGCGCTGGCGGTCGCCACCGAGACGCCACGCATCAGCGTCGTGCGATGCCTCGCCATCGAATGCCTCAACGGACGCAAGTACCTCGACGATCTACGAAAGAACACGCAGTGATCGACCTCGACAAGTTGGAGACACATCTCACCGCTCTCTCCGCCGAACTGAAGGAACTCGGCACACCGTTCGTGTTCCGACGTGACGTGAAGGCCGTCATCGACAAGCTGCCCGCGATCCGAGCCGCACGGGCGAAGAAGCAGTGACCGCCGAGAAGACCGATCCGTTCGCCCGCTACTGCGGACTGTGCAACGAGCCGAAGGTGAAGATCGCAGGCGGAGCACTCATCTGCCCCCACTGCGACACCACCGTCAACTGCCCAGGAGGGCGGTGTGGTGCGTGCTCGAAGGTGACAGCCAAGAGGTACCCACTCGATGACGACTGAACACGCCGACACGGCTGACAACTCTCCCCCCGCAGGCTTCACCTACCACCACACAGAGGAGGAACCGTGGCCGACGCCACGCTCCCGCCTCTTTGTGCGTCTCACGCACGTCTACGTGAACCGTGTTGGGATGCGATGGTTCCGCAACGAACTGGTGCCCCGATGACTTGGGAAGCAACGATGCACAACTTCATCACGCTGTTCGCAGGTCGCCTCGACGTGTACGGCGGATGGGAAGGGTTTCAAACCAAACTCGCCAACCCGTGCGTCGAACCAATGAAGGAGCACCTTCACCACGGGCCGTACATCGGCGTCTACTGCATCGACGTCGACAACCACACCCGCTGGGGCTGCATCGACATCGACGGCAAAGACTTCGCGAGTCCCGACCAGGGACATGACTGGGATCGCATGTGGACACTCGCCGCGCTGCTGCAAGACGTCCTCAACTACAAGGACATCACGAGCTGGCTCGAACGCACGAAGAACGGCATCCACGTCTGGGTGTTCGCCGAGGTGCCTGTGCTTGCCGCAACGATGCGCCGTGCACTCATGGTCGCCTGTGAGGTTGCGGACTACAAGCCGAAGGAAGTGAACCCGAAAGCTGAAGGAGTTGGCTTTGTCCACGAATACCATTGCCCCAACGGACCTCTACTGGCTAGCAGGTCTCCTGGAGGGCGAAGGCTGCTTCAGCATCCGTCGCCCGAAGAAGAAGGGCAACCCGACAGCGCGCATGAAGCTGGCGATGACGGACCTGGACGTCGTACAGCGAGCGATGTCGGTGGCTGGAGTGGGGACACTGCATGGCCCGTATCAGGGGCGGCTTGGAACGAAGCCGCACTGGGAGTGGGTGGTAGCCCGCAAGGGGGACGTGATCGACCTACTGGAGCAGCTTCGTCCCTTGATGGGCGAGCGACGACAGGAGCGGATCAACGAATGCCTGGGTGTGGCTCGGGGTGTCGGGAAACTGGGACGGCCTTCGGTAATTTCGTAAGGCTCCCGTACTACGGGGCACTCGTCAACGGGACACCGCCCGACCGTTTCGTTGTCGACGAAGACGGTCGACCGATGGACGTCCACGAGTTCTCACGATCCGCTCTGGGGTCGAGAAACCCTGTGGCACTGTTGGAGGCGTTGGCCGACCTGTATGTGCCGCCGTCACCGAAGGTGACTCTCGAACTGTCCGCTGCTACGCACGAACAGTTCACCCTCTTAGAACCCTTGCTTCCTCCCTTGGTGAAGGTGATCTTCGAGGAAGGCCCGCTCAACGGAGACAGATCAGGCGCTCTCGTGAAGACCGCCATTCTGCTCCGCAATGACGGTTGGCGAGCACAGGCAGCGTTCACCGTCCTGATGGCGCTCGATGAGCGCCTCGGCAAGTTCGTCGGTCGTCCTGACCGTGAGGAGCAGTTGTTGAAGATCATCGAGAAGGTGGAGATGCCGTCATGAGTGGGGATGACATCATCGAGTGGGAGCAGCCCGCCTACGAGCAGCGCTTCGAGTGGAAGCCGAAGACGAAGGAACGCCCCCGTGCGCAGCCTGGCGGCAAGGGCCGCAGCTTCACACCGAAGGCCACCCGTGACGCTGAGGCAGCCATCCTCGCCCAGTACGAGGGTCCGTGCTTCGAGGGTCCGATCAGTGTCGTCGTACATCTGCACGCCGACCACTTCGACCTCCGCATCTTCGAGCGTGAAGCGCCGTCGAAGAAGTGGGCGGGCGACCTCGACAACTACCTGAAGCTCATCACCGACGCGCTGAACGGCCACGCCTACGTGGATGACAAGCAGATCGTGACGCTCGTGGGGGTGAAGAACTGATGGACGTGTGCGACGGACTGAACTGCGGTCGCTTCAGTGAAGGCGCGGCGAACTGCCTGCGCGTCGCCGAGCACTGCGCGAAGCATGACCTTGCCGCCTGGTTCCCGTGCCAGTGGAACGAATTGACCGTGCCCGTCTCGCCTGTCGAGCTGGCGCTCGGTGGCGAGAGCTGATGGCCTACAACGAAGGCAACTGGAACGCCCGCTTCGGTGCAATGGGAGACGCATCCGAAGGGATGTTCGAGCAACTGTTCCCCAACCACCACCGTTCGGGGCTGAACCGTCCACCTCTCAACATCTCACAGCTCGCGCTGAAGGACCGCAACACACCCGACTACCTCACGAACGACGGCTACGTCGAGTGCATGGGGATCGGTGGGCGGAAGCCGTCGCTGAAACTGAAGGTCGAGAAGGCCGTCGCGCTCTGCATGTGGGACAGCGACACACACACCGACCTGTTCGTGTGGAACTCCACACGGAAGGAATGGTGGCGTGCACCCATCTGGCAGTGGGTCGACGCGTGCGTACGGCACGGGATCGTCAAGACGTTCCACGACAACGACAAGCCGTACTGGGAGCTGGCCCCAGAACACTTCCCGACTAGCCCGACGAAGGTGGAAGCACAGGTGAACCTTCCGTGAACGACGACGACGACGACATCATCGACGAGAGGGTCATCGGATACACCCGAGTGGGTGACGGGCCGCGACTCGTCACCTGGCAGCTTCTCCCGACCGACCTGATGTCGAAGGACGTGCGCCCCGAGACGGTGCTCGCTGCACTCATGCAGCAGGCACCAGGCGACCCGCTGCTCGAATCGTTGGAAGACGTCGAACCGCTGACGGATGCGATCGCCTACGCGGCCGAATGCCTCAACGCGGAAGACACGTTCATCCTCAACGCCATCAACAGCGAAGGGCTGACGTACGACGAACTCGCCGAACGTCTGGGCCTTTCGCGGTCGCGAACTTGGCGTCTCCACGAGCGCGCCATCAAGCGTCTCCGCACCCTCCTCCTCAACCATCCGCCCGTACGAGAAAGACTCCGCATGGAACCCACTTGGAACGCAGCCGCAATGCAAGAACTCGTCGCCATCGCAGGCTACGAGGAAGGGTGGGATGACCCTGACGTCGCCTACACGACGGTCGACGCTGCGGCCGACGTGTGCCACCACATCGACCTCGCGATCGCGTACCAGCAGGAAGGCAAGGAGAACTGGGCGGTACGTGAACTGACGACCGCAGCCCAGTACTCCGTCGCCTACCTCCGCTGTGTCGGCAAGTGGTCGCTGCTCGACGAGCACAACCTCCTCTGCTCGAAGCAGGCCGACTACGGCCACGGCAACATCCTGCGCTTCGGTTTCCCTGGCGTGATGGTCCGCTGCTCCGACAAGGCGGAGCGTCTGAAGAACCTTGTAACGACCCGCTCGGGGGTGAAACCACGCAATGAAAGCGTACTGGACACGTTCTTCGACGTCATCGGTTACGCCGTCATCGCACGGATGCTGAAGGCGGAGACGTTCGAGTTGGAACTGGACACCACCGAAGGTGGAGAGAGAGAGAAGGCATCATGAGTCAGACGACGTATCCGAAGATGAACAAGCGCATCAAGACGAAGTGGTTGAAGGCGCTCCGCGGTGAAGCGAAGGAAGGCCCGTACCGCCAGGCGAACAACGGGTCACTCCACACCACCATCAACCCGAAGACGGGTGAAGACGACGGCATCGACCGCTTCTGCTGCCTCGGTGTCCTCGCGAACATCTGCAACCTCGAAGGTGGACTCGACGGCCAGGATGCCGTCTACGGCGGCTACGCCCAGCCAGCGTTCGAGTGGGCGGGCCTCGACTGGACGACGGCCCACAGGCTCGCCGACATGAACGACGGCGGCAAGCGCTTCGCCACGATCGCCAACTGGATCGAGGAGAACCTCTGATGGCGAAGTTCAAGCAGGGCGACAAGGTGCAGAGCAACCTCAGCCTGATCGCGAAGGGCGAGGTGATCGCCGTTGGCGACACCAACTACTTCATGCGCTGGGATCACGGCCGTGAGGAGCTGTACCCGATCGAGACGATGGACGAGCGGTACGAGCTGATCCCGACCCAGTACATCGTCGAGCTGCGCGTCCCGCAGGACGGCGAGCAGTACTTCCAGCACGAGCCGTACGCCCCCGTCGACGCAACCATCACCACCGCTCGCAACCGTCCGCACAAGCGGGCCGTGATCGTGGGGACCGTCTGATGAGCTACGACGGAAGCGTCCCCGACGCGTGGCTCACCACCGACCGCGGCGAGGAGGAGTTCCAGAAGGCGCACGAAGCCTTCCAGAAGTCCGACGCCTACCTCGACGCCTACACCGACCACTGCGACTCGTTCGACTCGTCGCCCGCGTACGACAAGGCGTTCGAGCGGTGGTGGGGAGTGCTCGACGAAGACCGCGAGGTCGACCTCGGAGACGACGACCGCTACGACCTCGACTCGTTCGACGACTACATCAACTACGCCGACTTCGACCCCTACGGAGACACGCTGTGACCAACCTCAACGCGGCTGCCAGCAGCCTGAATCCCGCCAACCTCGACCCCGAGTCGGTGCCGCGTGACCGCCAGATCGACACCCTCCCGAAGTCACCGCTCGACCTCATCGGCATGATCAAACAGGCGAAGGCCGACAACGACGAAGCCGCAGCCGAACCCGTCACGATCGCCGACGTCGCCGCCGCGGCGTTCGTCGCACTCGAAACGGTCGTCGCGCTCATGCCGACCGACGAACTGAAGCAGCAGGTGATCGCCGAGTTCGAGTCCCGTGCCGCAGTGTTCGCTGTCACGATGGAGGATGAGTCGTGAGCCGTACTGTTCGCATCATCCTGGCGTGCGTGTTCGGCTGGCTGTTCCTCGCAGGCTGCGTCGACCAGGACGCCAACGAGCGTGCCGAGGAGCAGATCAAGGAATGCATCGCCAACGGCGGCATCCCTTCGTTCTCCCGTGACGGGTACGCGGAGGAGACGAGGTACTACGGCTGCACGGTGGTCGAACCGTGAGGCGGCGCGTCGACTTCTACGACGCCCTGCCGTACATCCTCCTCGGCATCATCGGCGTCACGTACGGGATCACCACCCTCATCGGGGCAGCCCGATGAAGCGCATCGCCGTCCGTGTGCTTGCCGCAACGCTCGCAGTCGCCTTCGGGTGGGTGCTGTCAGTGTTCCTGTCGTTGGCATACATCGCCACCATCTTCAGGCGTCAAGAGTCACGCAGTGACTCGATGCGCCGTCACCCGTCCAACACGTACAGCAACCCGCAAGACACCTGGGAGTGGAACCACTCCTTCATCGAAGGGGACTAGCCACGATGGATAACTACGCCAGCCAAGGCTTCATGAAGACCGTCAGCGGTGAATGGGTCAACCTGTTCAACCCTGACCCCGACACACTCATCCTCGACGACATGGTGACAGCCTCGTCGCGGATCATCCGCTTCAACGGCCACTCCACCATCACGCTGCTCGACCACTCGTGCCGCGTGCACGACATCGTGAAGCACTACCACCACATCACCCTGCTCGGTGACGTGCAGCGCGCTGCGCTCATGCACGACATCCACGAGCCGTACGTCGCCGATCTGCCGTCGCCGATGAAGCAGGCACTCCGCTTCGGCGTCAAGAGCGGCATCAGCCCGTACGACGACCTCGAAGCAGGCTTCATGGAAGCCGTCGCCACGAAGTTCAACTTCACCTACCCGCACCCGCCGATCATCAAGGAAGCCGACATGCTCGCCCTCCTCGTCGAAGCGAACATGACATGGGGCGCTGGCACTGGCGAGTCGTGGGGGCTGTCGGCCCCCGACGACTTCGACCAGGCGCAGTTCATGGTGAACGACAACGACTTCGGCCGTCGCTACCGCGACACCTTCACCCTCGAAGCAGAGGGCTTCCGCTTCATCGACCTCACCCTGGAGAACCATGCCTGAGAAGATCGGAAACGTCCTCTCGTGGGCGACAGACATCGACGGCGCAACCATGTCGCAAGCACACGCACTGAGCAAGATGCCGTTCATCCACGGCCACGTCGCGCTCATGCCTGACGCTCATCTCGGCAAGGGTGCAACGGTCGGCTCCGTCATCGCGACGAAGGGTGCGATCATCCCCAGTGCGATCGGTGTCGACATCGGCTGCGGCATGATCGCCGCACGCCTCGACCTGACGTCGGCAGACCTGCCCGACAACCTGGCACCGCTGCACCGTGCGATCGCTGACGCGATCCCCGCTGGCGTCGGCCAAGGGCACGACATCGGGAGCGCGCTGAAGCACCCGAAGTCCACCCTCGCGTGGTCGCACTACGGCCACGACCTGATGTCGAAGGCGGAGAAGCAGCTCGGGTCGCTCGGTTCGGGCAACCACTTCGTCGAAGTGTGTCTCGACGAGCAGGACCGTTGTGTGGCTCGTGCTGCACAGCGGCTCCCGCGGTGTCGGCAACCAGCTCGCCAACTTCCACATCGACAACGCGAAGCGTCTGATGAAGGAATGGTTCGTCCACCTCGAAGACCCCGACCTGGCGTACCTCGTGCAAGGCACGACGGAGTTCGACGAGTACATCAGCGACATGCTGTGGGCGCAGGACTACGCGTTGGAGAACCGCAACATGATGTTGCACGCGGCGATGGCCGCTGCGACGAAGACGCTCGGACGACCGCTGCGCGGCGTCGAAGTCATCAACTGCCACCACAACTTCACGCAGATGGAACACCACCACGGCAAGAACGTGTGGCTCACCCGCAAGGGTGCCATCAAGGCAGCCGAAGGCGACCGTGGCGTCATCCCAGGCAGCATGGGCACCCGCTCGTACATCGTCAGCGGACTCGGCAACGCCGCCTCGTTCTGCTCGTGCTCGCACGGCGCAGGACGGCGCATGAGCCGCTCGAAGGCGAAGAAGGAGCTGTCGATCGAGTCGCTCCACAAGGCGATGGAAGGCATCACCTGGAACGGCGCAGACGGGCTGCTCGACGAGCACCCGTCCGCCTACAAGGACATCGACGTCGTGATGGAGAACCAGCGCGACCTCGTGTCCATCGACCACACCCTCCACCAGATTCTCAACTACAAGGGGCAATGACCATGAGCACGTACGTCGCCGACAGCTACGACAAGACCACCGACCAGTTCTGCCAGACGATCAACGCCCAGGGCGGCTACCGCTGGGTGCGCTTCCACCCGCACGGCCGTCCCCGCACCCGCCTGTACGACGACGTGATCCCTCGCACGCAGTACGAGGCGGAGCTGATCGCAGCTCGCCCCACGGACGTTCAGAAGGCGGACATCGTTGACGTGCTCTCAGCGCGGCTCGCTCAGGCCGACGCGGTGATCTTCGCGCTCGACGAGTCGTTGCGGTTCCTGCTCGACAGGTCGGTGTGGTACAACGAGAACGACGACGGGAAGGTCACTTCCGTCGTCGATGCCCACGGAACCCTCGTCATCCCCGACGAGCGCATCCTCGCCACCCTGAACGTGTGCCTCTCGCGGTGAGTGACTACTGGACGGCGACAGTCGGCAGCGCTACAGCAACGCTGACGCTCGCCGACATCGTCGCCGCCTACGAGCGCATCCGCGACCAGCAGCGCCAGCCACACATAGAGGTCATCAGCCTCGCTGAGTTCGAGCGACGGTTCGGCACCCCGTGAGCGTGCCTGCCGAGGAAGCTGACGGCAAGATCAAGGGTGACGGCCACAAGAAGCTGACACTCCAAGGCGGCAAGCACAGCAGCAGGAAAGTGAAGCATGCCTTCGTCATCCGCTGCTACCCAGTGCCGTACCAGAACGGGAAGCGATGTGATCCCGACGTCTGGCGTTCGGGTCACGTCGACTGGGTGTGGGAAGACTTCGAGTTCGACGGCGAGATGTACGAGCCAGACATCGCTACGGGCATCGCCCGCTACATCGGCCCCGCATGAAGAACGAAGCCCTAGCCACGAATGGCTAGGGCTTCTTCGCGTACCCCCAGGGACTCGAACCCCGAACCACACGGGTTGGAGCCGTGCGCTCTACCAATTGAGCTAGAAGTACCTGGCCCCAAGGGAAGGGATCGAACCCCCGACCGTCGCCTTAACAGGGCGCTGCTCTGCCGACTGAGCTACCTTGGGATGACCCG